CCTGCAGCTCGAGAAGATACTGGATATTCTGGGACATTACGGATATTCCGTCAAGGAAGAATGGCAAAGCATTGTAGACGGGACAAGCGAATTATACGAAAAGGAGAGAAAATAATCATGGCAGAAGCGCCGGAATGGATTTATGGAAATGATACCTTTTTCCCGGAAGAAGTGGAAAAGTTGGAAAAGGTGGAAAAGGCCCTGGGGTTCAAATTATTTTTCTGGCAGAAAACCTACATCTTGCGGGGATATTTCAGAAGAAACGGAGAGACGACGGCGATCATTCTTCGGGATCTCTTACAGATGGATCGTCCGCCGATCGACTTCACGCAGCCACCAAGGACAAACAGGGAAAACGTTTATCGGCAGGATCTAATGAAGATCAAAGAGCAGCTGGAAGCGGCAGGGATAGAAACGCGGCCAGTGTTTCGATCCAGAGGGGAGAAGCAGGAATACTTAAAGCTGTTAAAGGCTTACGAAAAGAGAGAAGGGAAAGGAAATATATGGTAAAAGAAGAAATCAATCTAAAGACGTATCTTTCCGTTACGCGCCCGGATCAGCTGATCGAGATATTCAAGCTTACGAGCGAATCGAAGGGAGAATGCGAAAGCATATTCAAGGGAAAGGCGATCAAGGCGACAAGGGAGAGCGAAAGGGAAATCCTTTTAAGTGAAGTAAGAATGATTTCGGCAGTGCCGGAGCAGGGAGAAAAAGCCGAATTCGCAAGGCTGAAAATCTGGATCGTGGAGAGATAAGAGGAAAGGGGAAAATCTAACATGGGGATTTCAAACGCGACGCTTCCCGCCAGGAAATTCAAGGTAGTGGATTTTATTGCCGTGATCCAGCCTTCGGACAAGCTGCGGATCCTGGAAGACGGAAGGGAGATAGCGGCGGGATATTTGCCGGTTCTTATGGAGACGCACACGCAGGAAATGGAAGAAGTGCTGAATAAGGATATCAGAAAGTTTCGGATCCACCCGGAAATAAGGTCGAAGGATTGGAAGAAATGTGGCTTTGTGCCGCCGATCCATCCGGAAGTCCTTCCGGATTTTAAGTTTTCGGATCTCATAGAAACAATATGGTACGAGATCCACGTATAAGAAAGGAGCATGGGAAATGGTAGAAATGGCTTTGGCCTGCGCTGCACTTATCATCATGGTGCTGGGCGCGGCGTGCTTCTTATATTGCTTTTGGTATGTGATTATCAACGAGAAGGGAGAAGATGGAAATGACGAACGAAGTAATGAAAACGATCATATTTGAGCTGATAGACAAGGAGCTGCAGGCGGCAAATGAAAAGTTTCCGCTGTTTTCGTCAAATCACGAAGCCTATGCAGTGATTAAAGAGGAAATGGAAGAAGCGGACGAGGAAGCGGAGAACATAAACGCATTCATGGGCCTGGCATGGGCGAAGATCCGGACGAACAAGCCGCACGGAGACATTGCGCAGGAGTGGGAAAAGGTTTACAACGCCGCTGCAAGAATGGCAATCGAAGCGATTCAGACGGCAGCCATGGCAAGGAAGGCGATTGTGTCCGCAAGAACGGAAGGAGTGCTGGGAAAATGACAAAGAAAGAGATTCTGGAAAGGGAGCTTGCAAAGATCGGGATTAGGAACGAAGAGGATCTGAAACGGGCCATAGAAAAGCTTCCGCCGCTGGATATCTCAATTCTGGTCGAAGGAAACGGCAAAGAAAGGAAGGTGTCGTGAATGGACGCGAACGGAAATTACATAATTGCGGTAGATTTTGACGGAACGCTTTCGATAAATGCGCGCTGGCCGGAAATCGGGGATCCGAACAAGCCGCTTTTTGAGTGGCTTATAAAAAATAAACAGGCGGGAAGGCGGATCATCCTTTGGACGTGCCGCTGCGGGAATGACCTAAAGGCAGCAGTGGAATTTTGCGAGAAGCAGGGCCTTGTGTTTGACACGATCAATGAAAACCTTCCGGAGCTGATCGATTTATATAAGAACGATTGCAGGAAGATAAACGCGGATCTATACATAGACGACAAGGCGACGGATCCGGGGCTTGTGCTTGCGTTTCACAGGCATTTTGAATACATGAAAAAGAAGGAGGAAATGGGAAATGGCATTGCTTAAGAAAAAGAGACCTACGCAGAACTACAAGGAATTTAAGGAAGTGTTTTCAAGGATCGAGAACTTGACGGAGCTTACGGATCAGAGGGAAATTGACACGGCAGCAGGACTACTTATTGGAATGGCGCTTGCGAAGGCACATGCCGGGAAAATCACGAAAAGGCAATTCAAAACGCTGGGGGAGCTGATCGAAGGGGAATGGAACAGGGCGAACGCGATCTTTGAAGCGAGAGAGAAAAGGGAAAAGGAAAGCGGGATCCAGGAAGAGAGCGAAGGGCAGATCACCTATTACGATTTCACGCAGGCGGAACAGGAATAATAAAAAGCCGATCCGGAAGACGGGGATCTTACCGGATCGGCAGTTGGAAAATCTAACCATAATTATTATAACACAAACAAGCATTCGATTTCAATAGAGAAAAGGGGAAGAAATGGCTTTAAGAAGAACAATGAACGATAACAGCGCGCGCGGCTGGCAATGCCTAAAGTGCGGTATGCCTTTTTCGTGGGATCAGAAGCGCCGGCAGGGCAAAGGCAACGATATTTACACTTGTCCAAATTGCGGGCAAGGTCATTACGTGGACAGAATGCAGAGCCACAGAACGACGATCACGGTTGCGGAAAGGCCGGAGCTGCGCCCGAGGGTGGGAATGGGTAAGGATGGCTTGACGGCGACGAACGTCATAATGGATGAATTTGTGGTGCAGTGCCATGAGGAAGACGAGGAAAACGTAATTATCCTTAGGAAAGAGCTTCTAAAGGCAAGGCTGGACGCGGAAGCGTGGAAAAATGCAGCGGAAGGACTTGCGAGGGAAGCGGAGATCCTAAAGGAAAGGGAGCGACGGACAGCAACAGCGGCGGCCAAAAGAGAAGAAACAAGGCAGCAGGCTTAAGGCGTTCTTTCTTATATTAAGAAGGAACGGTCTAAAACGGCCTTGTAATGGGTATTATCTTTTCGACCATATTCTAAAACTGAATACAGAAAACGGGGAAACGAAGGTGAATGGCCTATGGGGAGACGGAAGGGAAGATATGAAGGATACGATTTCGAAGAAGCGTTCCAAAGGCAAACGGATACCCTGGAAGAATGGGAATGGGAAAGGCTGCTGAAAGAGAAAAAAATAAATTCGGCGTATCGGACGAAGACGACGAAGGCGGGAAGCCAGATCGAAATAGACATCTATCCGGCGTTCGCGAAGAAGGAGCAAGTGCCGAGGACAAAAAAACGAAACGCAAGCAGACAGGCACAAAAAAATCTAAACGAGAAACGGGCAAGGAGATACCTAACGAACCTTGCACACGCGAATTTTGGGGAAGGGGATCTTTGGGGAACATTCGGATACGATGAAGATCACCTTCCTGCGGATCTCGAAGCAGCACAAAAATATTTTTCAAATTTCCTGCGCAGAGTAAACAGGAAGAGAAAGAAGCAGGGCAAGGAAAATCTGAAATATATCTACGTGACGGAATATTCAGATGATCCCAACAGAAAAATAAGGTGTCACCATCACATCATTTTTTCGGGAGACCAGGACAGAGACGAAATCGAAAAAATGTGGCAGGGCGGATCAAGGCCACAGACAAGAAGGATCATTCCAGATGACAAAACGGGAATAACCGGTCTGATGGAATACGTATGCAAGGATCCGAAGGGAAAGAAGCGGTGGAATGCTTCGAGGAACCTTAAAAAGCCGGAGATCACAAAGAGCTTTTCGAAGTTTGGTAAAAATACGGTGTATCAGATGGCTACGGATCACGAGAAATTGAAAGAACAGCTTTTGAAAAAATATCCAGGATACAAATTCATAGACGCACAAGTGCAGATTAACAATTTCAACGAAGGATTTTACATATATGCGCGGATGGTTAGGGATTGAAACCATAAATCAAAAAAACAAGAAGGGAGAATCTAACAATGTTTACAGTACCAACGACAAAAGAAGATCTGGAACAGATCGCAAACGGGAAGATCACGGAAAAAGCCCTGCCGCTTTCGAACTTTTGGGAAAAGCGGATCATTTCAGCACTGGGATTTTCGGAGAAGGAAGCGAAGGAGATTAAACACAACCTTCGCGAAAACAGAAAGGGAACGACAGACGCGGAAAGGGAATGCAAATTCTACGCGGACGGAAAAAACGAGGTAAGGGCAAAGGTGACGTTCCGCATAGGAAAGATCAATCCGCTTGCTTCGGAAACTTTTATCGTAACGATAAGGGAAGTCATAGACGCAACCTTCGCGACGGCAAAAGACACGGAATTCGAGAGAGTGGAAGGGCAGATTGTGGAAGAAGAGGAAGAGCAGATGGAAGGAATGAAAAACACGCCTGCAGTAAGAACCGTGAGCATGCACACGGGTATTTGTAAATACTGCGGACAGACGCAGGCAATCGAAGCACCGGACAACCTTTCCGGAGAAGAGTACAACAGGATCGCAACGGAAGAATGCGATTGTAACGAAGCAATCTTCCAACGAAACAGGAAGGCAAAAATGGAAGCGGCGGGAGCCTGGGCGAAGAGTGCATTTTCACAGGAAAACGGACAGCTGCAGCTTGCGCTTTGCGCGATCAAGGCGACCTATGACGGGGCAGTGGAAAGCGTTGTTACGAAGATCGGGAAGAAGACCTATAAGATCGACAAGGACAAAGACGGCATGATCCGGATTAAGGCGACCTACAAGAACACGGACATAGAGACATTCTAGGGAAGGGAGTGCAGACACGGTGCGCATGACGCTTGACGAAGACGAAAAAAGAATAGTGCGCGCCGTGATACACGGAGACGCGAAGAGACAAAGGCGGACAGGAACGAGGAAAGAAACGGCGTTCGACAGGAAGGCGACGGCAGCGATCAAGGCGGCACGCGAGGAAATGGATCTGGGAGAAGCACAGGAAGATATAAGGCAGACGATCACGGACAAGATCTATAAATCGCTGGTTTATAATACGCCGTGGGAATATCTGGGAGAAACATATTGCTGCAGATCTCTTTTTTACGCCTACAGAAAGCAGTTTTGTTTTCTTGTCGCCGTCCACCTTGGGATTGCGGAGAAACCAAAGGACAAGGGAAAGAAGAATGGCAAGGGAATTCGCTAAGGATTTTTACAATTCGGAGAACTGGAAGAAGACGCGAAGGGCGTTCTTTGTTCAGCAAAGAGGAATGTGCGCACGCTGCCAAGAGGAATTCGAGGATGGACGGCGGAAGATGGAAGACATAAATCCAGGGAAGATCGTACACCACAAGATACATCTTTCGCCGGAGAACCTGCGCGATCCAAAGATTGCACTTTCGTTCGACAATCTGGAAGTGCTGTGCGACGAACATCACAACGAACATCATCACGGAAAGAAGAAAAGATATAAGTTTGACAAAGACGGACGCGTGATACCGACGGAAGACACCCCCCGGGGGTAGGGCCATAAGGAGCCGTACGAGAACCGAGGGAGTGCCGTAAAAATTACTCTGCAGGCGCGCACGCGTATAGGGGGTTAAAATGCCGAGAAATGAAAAAAATTCGGGAGATATGCCGGAAGATAACGGGATATCAAAAGATTTCGCGGAACTTCTGCAGCTTTACCAGAAGATACCGGAAGCAGGAAAGAAAAAACTGAAAGACAGGGTGAAGAGGGAAGCGGCAGGGGACATCCTTACGGATGATATGATCGAGAAGGAGAAAAAAAGCCTGCGAAGGTTTTTCTCAAAGATTGATGATCCAAGGAAAAAGAATTTGATCTTCCGGAAGATCGATGAAATAGCTTTCCAGTATGTAGCAATGTCACAGGCAAAGGAAGCCATGATAACGGAAGGCTTAAACAGTAAGGTGGTAAACGGAAAACAGAGCTACGACAAGGAAAATCCGGCAGTGGCAATATATGACAAGTATTCCAGGGCGTACAATACGAACATCGACAAGCTGATAGAATACTTGCCGCCGCAGGAAAAGAAAAAGATATCAAGACTTGCGGCGCTGCGGGAAGGATAAGGCAGGGAAGAGCGTATGGCGTTGGCAGCAGGATTAAACAATTATATATTCGAATACCATGCCAGAATCACACACGGACAAATACGAGTGGGAAAATGGATCAAGAAAATATACCAGATCCTTGTGGACGGAATCAAAAACGGCGAATATATATTTGACGCTGCGAAAGCCAAAAAAGCAATCGACTTCATAGAAAATTTTTGTCACCATTCGGAAGGCAGAAACGACCTTCTAAAGCTTGAACTATGGCAAAAGGCCATCGTGTCCGCGATCTTTGGAATCCTTGACAAAGAAACGGGATACCGGCAATTCCGCGAAGTGCTTATTCTGGTGGCCAGAAAGAACGGGAAAACGCTGTTTGCAGCGGCAATCATGGCATACATGGCCTACGTGGACGGGGAGTACGGCGCAAAGCTCTATTGCCTTGCGCCCAAATTGGAGCAGGCAGAACTAAGCTATGACGCATTTTATCAGATTGTTCAATCAGACGAAGAGCTGGATCAGATCACGAAGAAACGGCGAAGCGACATTTATATCAAAGAGTACAACACAAGCGTTAAGCGCCTGGCATTCAACAGCAAAAAGTCAGATGGTTTCAACCCGCACTTTGTTCTTAACGACGAAATGGAAGCATGGCCGGGAGACCAGGGCTTGAAGCAGTATGAAGTTATGACTTCGGCCATCGGTGCGAGAAAGCAGCCGCTTATTTTATCCACTTCCACGGCGGGATATATCAACGACGGCATTTATGACGAACTAATCAAGAGATCTACGTCGTTCTTAAAGGGATCGTCCAAGGAAAGAAGAATTCTTCCATTCCTTTACATGATCGACGACGTGGAAAAGTGGGACACCTGGGAAGAGCTGGAAAAATCAAATCCAAATCTGGACGTATCAGTGTCACGCGAGTTTTACCGGGAGCAGATTGCCATTGCTCACGCTTCACTTTCAAAAAAAGCGGAGTTTCTCACGAAGTATTGCAACATCAAGCAGAATTCTTCCATTGCGTGGCTGGAATATGCCACGGTACAAAAGGCAATATGCCGCGGAGAAGATGGAAATCCGGTATCACTTTCACTGGAAGATTTTCGCGGATGTTATTGCGTTGGCGGCATAGATCTTTCGAGAACGACAGACCTTACGGCAGCTTCGATCATCATCGAGAGAAATGGGAAAAACTATATATTCACAAGGTTTTTCATGCCGTTGGAACGATACAAAATCGCGATCAACGAAGAGAATGTGCCATACAACATCTACAAAGAGCTGGGATTTTTACAGATATCCGGAGACAATGCAGTAGACTATCACGACGTATACAAATGGTTCTTCGAGCTGGTGAAGGTATATAAGATCAAGCCGCTAAAAGTGGGATACGATAGATATTCCGCGCAGTATCTCATCCAGGACATGAAGGAAGCGGGCTTCCACATGGACGACGTATACCAGGGAACGAACTTAACGCCGGTATTACACGCCTTTGAAGGGGATCTTAAGGACGGTAAATACGAAATCGGCGACAATTCGCTGCTGGAAGCACATCTTTTGAATGTGGCCGTGGATATCAACATCAACGATTCGAGGATGAAGCCGGTAAAGATCGAAAAGCGGGCGCACATAGACGGCGCAGTGTCGGTATTTGACGCTTTGGCGGTGAAAATGAAGTTTCACGAGGAAATTGGAAAACAGCTACAAAACCGCGCGGCGTAAAAGTGGAAAAATGCAAGAAAAAAGCGGCATTGAGCCGCTTTTTGCATGAAAAAAATCATATCAGAATTCACCGATAATTTATTTTATCATGAAGTAAAGTGGAACGAATGCAGACAGCAGGAAAGGGGGTGAAAAAGACGGGCATTATCAAAGATTTTTTGAATTTCCGGAAGTATAAATATGCACCGTTTTACATCACCCGCGGCGAATACCAGGCAAACGGAAACCTAAGGGACAGTGATATCATCGGCGCGATCGCAAATTGTATCGCTACGAACGCAGCAAAGTTAAAACCGCAGCTGATCCGGAGAGACAAAAACGGATTGACGATAAAAGAAGACTATCTTTCGAAGATCTTATCCGTGCGCTGGGCGCCGGAATACACGCCGTTCGACGGACTCTATAAAATGGCTTCCGATCTGGTCTATAAATCAAATGCCTTCGCGGTGATATTTTATTCAAGCGATTTCACGAAGGTTACGGCGATAAGGCCGATCGAAACAAGAAGCTACGCAATATGGCAGGACGAAGATTCCGGTTTAATCTGGTTTCAGTTTACATGGGACTATGACGGAAAAGAATATACGCTGCCATATCAGAACGTGATCCACATCAAGGCGCGACTAGACAAAAAGAGATTTATGGGAACGCCGCCGGACGCGCAGCTGAAGAATACGCTGGAACTTCTGGACACGACGGGGGAAGCGCTGCGAAATGTGGTAAAGAACGGCGCGAACCTTAAGGGATATTTGAAATACAATAACTTCGCGGACGAAAAAGAACTGAAACAGAAAGTGATGGAATTCCAGGAAGCCTACATGAACGCGTCAAACAACGGCGGAATCGCTGGCCTGGATAACACTATGGAATTTCACGAGATCCAGCAGAAAGCGCAGAGCATTCCGGCAATGCAAACGCAGTTTTTACGGGAAAACGTGTACCGGTATTATAACTGCAACGACAAGATTCTTATGTCGAACTTCAACGAAGCGGAATGGAACGCTTTTTACGAAGCAGTGATTGAACCGATAGCACTTCAGCTTTCCCTTGAATTCACCTTCAAGCTTCTGTCGGACAGGGAACGGGATTTCGGAAACAAAGTCATATTTACGACGAACAGGCTGCAATATGCAACGCTGCAAACAAGATCCGCGATCGGATCCGTTCTTTTCGACAGAGGGATCATATCAATCAATGAATACCGCGAACTTATGTATTACGAGCCGATCGAAGACGGAGACGTGCGAATGATAAGCCTTAACTACGTAAAGGCAGACGAACAGAGCGTTTACCAGATCGGACAACAGGATCAGACAAATAATAAAACGGGATTTCTTTTGCTGACCGTTAGAAAGGGGGTTAAGGAGAGTGAAAAACAAGATCTTTAAGAATTTCATGGTAAAGAACGCCACGGCGACATCTGCAGACCTTTATTTCTACGGGGATATTTGCGCGGACTATTGGGACGCGTGGCAGGACGAAGACCAGTATCCGGAAGCGATCAGATCTTTTCTTGCAGAGCAGGAAGGCAAAGACCTAAATATCTACATCAATTCCGGCGGCGGATCCGTATTCGCCGGACTTGCGATTTATTCCATGCTTAAACGGCACGGGACAAAAAACAAGGTGAAAGTCCATGTGGACGGGCTGGCCGCTTCGATTGCTTCAGTGATTGCTTTCGCAGGAACGGAAAAGCCGGTTATCCCGGTAAATGCGTTTATGATGATTCATGATCCGTGGACGGCAGCCTGCGGGAACGCGAAAGACTTGCGGAAGATGGCGGACGACCTGGATATCATCACTACGGGAATATGGGCGATCTACGAAGAACACCTTGCGGACGGAGTGACGATCGATCAGATCAAGGAGCTTATGAAGGCGGAAACGTGGCTGAATGGCCAGCAGGCAGCGCAGTATTTCGATATCGAAGTGGGCGATCCGGTGGAAGCCGTGGCAGCAGTAGGCGACTACCTGGCAAAAGCAAAGCACATTCCGGAAGGAATGAAGAGCGAAGCACAGGTGGCGCAGGAACGCGCAGCGAAGGAAAAGGCGGCGCAGGAAGAAAAGAAGCGTGACGAGCTGAAAAGGCTTATCATCAAAAACAAATTATAAAAATCGAAGGGAGAAAAGAAAATGTATAAGTACGAAGAGCTTATGAAAATGAGTGCGGAACAGCTGCTTGCAATTCTGGGCGAATTGAAGGCAAAGTCCGAGGTAGCAAAGGGCGAAGAGCTTGACAAGATCCTTGATACCGCAACCATGATCGACGGGATCCTTAAGGACGCGAAGAGCAGAGCGGAGCTTGCTAAGATCGCGCAGAGCGCAGCACCTAGAACCGGCGACGGAGAGACTGCAGAGCAGGCGAACGGAGAAATGAAGGCGCGCGAGGAACGCGGCGCAAAGCTGAAATCCGGTTCTGCAGTTAAGTATAAGGGCCGCTTTGGAAGAAGGGTAAACGACACCCTTTCCGTAACGCAGACGGTAACGCCCGTTCATACCGCAAGCGACGTAAGGGAGACTTTCAACGACGTATCTTCCCTTATCGATCGCGTAAGGATCGTGCCTTTGATCGGTGGCGAGACCTACCAGCGCGGCTATGTGAAGAGCTACGGCAACGGCGGCGGAGCAACGGCGGAAGGCGCTAACTACAGCGACAACGAGCCAACCTTTGGATATGTGACGATTGAGAAGCAGAAAGTTACGGCTTACACCGAAGAGCCTAACGAGATGATTAAGCTTCCCAACGCCGATTATGACGGAGTAGTGGAAGCGAGCGTTACGCGTGCGGTACGCAGATACATCACCAGACAGATTCTTGTAGGTGACGGATCAACCGCGAAATTCAAGGGCATTTTCCACAACCCGCAGCAGGCTTCGGAACAGGTAATCAATCCTAGCACGGATATCACGACAATCACCGAGATCGACGCGGATACACTGGACGACATCATCTACGAGTACGGCGGAGACGAGGAAGTGGAAGACGTAGCAGTGCTGATCCTTTGCAAGAAGGATCTTAAGGCTTTCGCAAAGGTGAAGGACAAGCAGGGCAGAAAGGTATATACGATCATCAATCACGGAAACACCGGAACGATCGACGGAGTACCTTATCTGATCAACAGCGCTTGCGTATCCGTGGCAGACGCGACCGCAGGACAGTACGAAATGGCTTACGGCCCGCTTTCCAACTACGAAATGGCTATCTTTTCCGACATCGAAACGCAGAAGTCCACTGATTTCAAGTTTAAGACCGGACAGGTCGCGTATCGTGCGGAGATCTTCGCAGGCGGCGCGGTTGCGGCGTACAACGGATTTATCCGCGTGAAGAAGGCAGCAGGAAACTAAGGGAAGGCGGTAAACCATGACAAAGGAAGAGCTATTGGAAGCGGCAAAGCTTCGCGTCCGCAAGAGCGGGAATGATATCTTGGATAAAGATCTGGAACAGCTGATTGACGCGGCAATGGAAGACCTTCGAAGG